GGTGTGTTTTTCACCTATAAGGCGATGAAGGATTCGGCTGTGTTCGACCTTGATGCATATAAGAACGTGGTTCGCCGCCTGACCGGGAAACTCAAACGCGAGTTGGAGGTGAAGGAGTTCACGATGCAGGAAGTCGACCCGGAGGTGGCTGTCGGGCTGTTGGGGAAACTCCAGGAAGCCTGCAACCGGTTGCGCGATGCATATAAGGGGATGGGGGTTTTCAAACGGATGTATTACCTTTTCCGCAAATTCCCGGTGCGCGACCAGGCACAGGCTGTGCTTAACGACACCGTCGACTATCTCTCCAACTCTCGCCGTAAGGATGTAATAGCGGCGGTGAACCTCTACCCGTTCCAGCTTACGGTGAGGAACGTGGGAGAGGCCATACGTGTGAACTCTCAGCTTATTACGTTGTTACAACAGGAGAAATAATTATAGGCATTCCGTCGGAGTCATCCCGGATGATGCGGCGGCTTGTTGCAAATCCTACAAAACATTGATTCTACAATGGCAGACATGAAACCGGTGGCCGAAGGGCACCAAAACGGACAAATCAAGCTTGATTCAATCGAAAGTGCCCTTGAGGATTTCCGCGAGGGGAAAATGGTGATTGTGGTTGACGACGAGGATCGTGAAAACGAAGGCGATCTCATTGTCGCTGCCGAGAAAATCACCCCCGAACAGGTAAACTTCATGCTCAAAAACGCCCGCGGGGTGCTTTGCACCCCGTTGACGCTTTCGCGTTGCCGTGAGCTTAACCTCGCCCCGCAGGTGGATGTGAACACATCGGTACTCGGCACACCGTTCACCCTCACTGTCGATAAACTTGAGGGGTGTTCCACAGGTGTTTCGATTCATGACCGTTGCGCAACCATACGCGCCTTGGCCGATCCGGCCTCGACCCCCGCGACCTTCGGTCGGCCGGGGCATATCAACCCGCTTTATGCACAGGACCAGGGTGTGCTCCGCCGCAGCGGGCACACCGAGGCTGCCGTGGACCTCGCACGTCTTGCCGGGTTGCAGCCTGTGGCTGCCCTGATGGAGATTATGAGCGATGACGGCTCCATGGCCCGTCTGCCCGAATTGCGCCAACGTGCCGACGAATGGGGGATGAAGCTTATCTCTATCCGCGACCTTATCGCCTACCGTCTCGAAAAAGAATCGTTGGTCGATGAGGGGGTAGAGGTCGATCTGCCCACATGTTACGGGCATTTCCACCTTATCCCTTTCCGTCAGAAAAGCAACGGGCTGGAACATATAGCCATCATCAAGGGTGATGTCAACACTGACGAACCGGTGCTGGTACGCGTCCATTCGTCATGTGCCACCGGCGATATATTCGGTTCTATGAGGTGCGATTGCGGCGAGCAGTTACACCAGGCTCTCCGCATGATTGAACGCGAAGGGCGTGGGGCAGTGGTATATCTCAGCCAGGAGGGGCGCGGCATCGGCCTTATGGATAAGATTAAAGCCTATAAACTTCAGGAAGAGGGGATGGATACCGTTGAGGCAAACCTCCATCTTGGTCACAAGGCCGACGAACGCGACTATGGTGTCGGGGCACAGATTCTCCACACCCTAGGCATCAGGAAGATGAGGCTTATGACCAACAATCCCGTCAAACGCGTCGGCCTGGAAGGCTATGGCCTGGAAGTGGTGGAGAATGTGCCTATCGAGATCGAACCAAACGATTACGACCGCTTCTACATGTCGACCAAAAAGCACCGCATGGGGCATATCTTGCGCCGTGTCGACTAGGGCAAAGCCCTTTTTGGGCAATCGCCGGTATCAACATGTGAAAATTTAGTCGAAACCAGCCTTTGCCGACAGGCTTTGACTTTCCATCCTTTTATAATTTCCCGGACACAGCATCTTATATGACCCATATGCGGGCATATGCTGGCGGGACATTATAAAATGACGGTTTATGATTCGAAATCAAGATTGGAACCGCACCCCTAAAAATTGTTTTGCAGTTTTTAAGGGGTGCGGTTCCCGTTGTGGGTCAGGATTTGGTTCCCGGCATATGATGTTATATGGCTGGAAACCGGCCTGACGAGCTAAAATCGGCATTGTCTTGATTAAAATTCGACTTTATTCTTGCATAATTGAAATAAACTTCCTACCTTTGCATCCGTTAAAGACAGGCATCCAGGCATAATCCTATGCAACGCCTGTTTTGGAGAGATGGCAGAGTGGTCGATTGCGGCGGTCTTGAAAACCGTTGAGGGTAACACCTCCGGGGGTTCGAATCCCTCTCTCTCCGCAATAAACGCTGAAAATCAGCGAATTAACAAATAAGTACCCGAAAAAGTACCCGAAAACGGACTTTTAAGGGTACTTTTCTTTTATTCTGCCCGGAAATAGACGAGCCGGAAGCTGCCCCACGGCTTCCGGCTCGGTTCTTGTGTTAGCTGCCCTTCTTGGCGGCGTTGTGTATTTTAATAATTGTCTTCACGCCGTAGAATAAGGCGTAGGCGGAAAAGCCGCCGACAACTATAAGGTAAAGCCAATCCCAAATAGTGAACTTCGGCTTTTCCTCGGTCTTGGTTTCGGTGGCTTCCTGTTGGGCCGCCGAAACGTCGGCTTTTATTGCGGTGTCCTCGGTGGCGGTCGCTTGGGCTGTGGCTTCGGTCGCCCGGCTCTCGTTCTTTTCGCCGTTAATGACTGCCCGGCCCGTAGTGATACTTTTCACGTTGGGGGGCTTCGCCTTCGTGCCGTCCTCAATGGATCCGCCCGGAACTATCGCGTTAAGCCAATCGGGGGCGGTGCTGTCGGAAGGAAGCGTAGGAACTTCGCCGGGGTAAAATTCCACTTTGGCGAAGTCTATAACTACGTTCTTCTTCTCGTCGGTCTGCACGTTGGTAATTATTGCGGTCTGCCCTGTGGCTTCGGTGTGCTGCTGTCCGGCGGTCGTCGCTGTAAGCTGCGCTTCGGCCTGGGTTTCGGTCGCCGTTGTCTTCCGGGTGGTGGAACAGCCGGAAAGGAAGAAGGCGACGGCGGCTATTAGGAAAATGGCTATTCGTGTCATACGTCGGGGAAGGTTACTTTTTTAGCGGGGTTCGTGTTGTGGGTAAGGCTTCCGTACTGAATACGGTTAAGGCGGTTAAGCCATCCCTTCCTAAACCGGTTTTGTGAAGGGTTGGCGGCTATGATGCCTTCAATGAAGGCGACGCGGGCGGCCTTAATCTTGTCGAACAGGACGCGGGGCGGCTGTGCGTTAAGGGCGGCTAAGGTCTTGTCGTCTACAATGCCGTCCACCTTCACGCCGAGAAGGGCCTGAACTTTGGTTATTCCGTGCTTGCCGGAAGCCCATACCCAATCGACGACAATGTTAGCGACGGACTGCGAAGTAATGCGGTCGGCTTTCCACCGGTTCCAATAGTGGGGACGCATAACACGCTCCACCGCGTCAGTGTCGGTTATCTTCTTGAGGTCGTCTACGTCGATGTCGCCGTCGCCGTCCTTGTCGTAGCCAACTTGTCGCCACGTCGCAATAGTAACGCCTTTGTTGGTCGCTCCGCCCCGGTCTAAGGGGTCGTTTACAAACCCGCCTTCGTGCGACAAAATGAAGGGGGCTAAAATTGCTAAATTTGCCATGCTGTGTTAATATTGGTTAGTCAATGAAGGCGGGCAGAATGTACTGAATATTCATAGCGGCTTCGTGAAGAATGGCGCGGGCTTCGGCTTCGTCTATCTTCTGCCCGTGGGTAAACTCGCAAAAAATTGAGCCTACCCAATCGTGAGAATTATCGGAAAGTCGCTTTATTATTACTTGCTCCGTGCCACACGACGAAAGTAAAGATTTTGCGTAGCGGTCGGTTACTTGGTTGTCTATGTCGGTTATGAACATAAACAAGTTTTTAGTAAGGTCGGCGCAAAACTTCGCTACATCGCACATTTTTAGGTTTTGAATACGTGGCTTCATGCTCTCCACTCCTTTACGCTTGCTTTCAAAGTAGATGCTTACCATGCTTTCGTTGCCTAATGGGTGCGGCTGAACTATATAAACCCGGTCGGCTTTAAGTTCGTGAAGTATTTCCCACAATTCGCCGTGGACTAACGCCGAATTGTCGGAACGCCGCTTACGCTTTACTTCGTTGTCGCGCTGCATCTGCTCTACCTTCAAGTCGGTAAGTTTATTTTTTGCGTATTGGTTATAACTGAACCACGCGGTAATAATCACAGCCAACGCGCTAATTATTTCGGGTAAATACTCCATCGTTGTATAGGTTGGTTAGTACCCGGCCCCGGTGAGGTCTACCTTAACCATCGCCTTAATCTCGGCGACGCGGCGAAGATGCGCGGTATAGCGTTCTTCGGCTTCCTTGGCTTCGGCTTCCTCTAAAAGTCCGGCGCGGGCGGCGTTGTAGTCGTTAATCAGTCCGAACTCTTCCGTTTCCGAAACTTCGGCGCGGATGACGGCGCGGACTATCTCTTTATAGTTCGGGTTGCCCCACACTTCCACGGTGTCGTAGTCGTAGACAATTCGGGGCGATTCCACCATTACGGCGGTTTCCACTCCTTCGGGGTTGCCTTCGTCGGCCTGGGGTGCGGGTTCTGTTTCCTGTGTGCGGGCCTTCACGTTGTAGTTATAGTGGAAGGCACCGTTACCGAGCGGCAAAATAGCCGCCGGCCTAACGTCTGAATTTGATTTCATACGGGCTTTTCTTGTTTAGTTTGTTAATAAAATAGTCGCTATCGCTGTATTTAAGCCAACCCCACCACGACGCAAGAGCCTGTAAAAACTCCTTTTCGGGTACGGGGTGTTTGGCTTTCCGTAACTTCGCCAACTTCCGGCAAAGGTTTCGCTTAATACCTTTCCTTATCCGTGTTTCGTTAAGGTAAAAGACGAAGCCTAAAAAGTCAATGCCCCGGCCGTGCTTGTCGCTTCGGTCTAAGGCTACCGGGAAAATTTGCTTATTCCTCTTGACCTCTATTTTTAATTTGTTGGTCGTGTAGTCCTCAATCTCGGCGAGTAAACGGTGCAATTCCTCTTTATTGTTGGAAAGTATAACAAAGTCGTCGGCGTAGTCAATAAGGTATTTAACGCCCTTCTTCTCCTTGAGCCAATGGCACAACGGCGTAATATAAAGGTTGGCGAAGTATGGACTAAGCGGGCTACCGAGCATAATGCCGGGTTCGCTGTCTATAATGTCGTCCAAAATTTTAAGGATCCGTTTGTCCTTTATGCTCCAGCGTACTATTTCCTTCATTACGCCGTGGTCTATGGAAGGGTAATACTTCCTTATGTCGAATTTTAGACAATATACCGGGCCGCTCTGCCGGGCTTCCTGTATGAAGTCTAAAACTTTTTTAGCTGCCGGAAGTTGCCCGCGTCGTTTCACTTCTTTTTTGCTTTGCTGATTCTATGGCGTTCTTCGGCGTGTAGCCTACCAAAAGCCGTTAAATAATTACTATTTTTCGCCTTTGCGGGCGGGGTCTTTGCCTTTTTAGTATCGTGTCTTAACCCTATGGGGCTAAGTGTATCAGTAATTCCGGGAGCCGATGTTCGCATTCGTATTCGTAGCCGCGTTGTTCGTATTCGCGTTCGCAAGCCCGGCATTCGCGCCGTTGTTCGCATTACCGCCGAACAAAACGCCCGAAGGCAAACAACCCAATTCGTTTTATTCAAAGTAGTAGCGCGTTCCCGAAGCCCTCATAGTGACTTTTCGCGGGAAGGCGTTACGCTTCTTAATCTCACGAAGCACATACTTTATTTCGGTGGAATTGGTAAAGAACTTTTCCACTTGCCCCGCCTTGTCGGGGCTGTTGTCCGGGTGCTTTATCTTCACTAAGAAGCGTTCCGCCCCGAACTTGGTCTTAACTCCGTCGATGAAGTCAAGCACGAAGAAGGAAAGGTTAATTAACTTCTGCTGCGTGGTTTCGTGGCAGTTGAAGTGCTTGTTGTTCTCGTCCTGTGGAATATTCAGGAAGGCGAGGGTTCCGTCGTCGTGTGCGGGGTTCGTTTGGGTATCCATATTTTTGTTTTTTATTGACCCCAACCGCCGAATAAACGGTACGCGGCGGTTGGGGCGGGTTATTGTGTTTTTGTAGGTCGTGGGGGCGTGGTCGTGCTACGCGGCGGGTATAAAGCAAAGCCGGGAGCCGAGGTTCGCATTCGTATTCGTAGCCGCGTTGTACGTATACGCGTTCGCAAGCCCGGCAAGCGCGCCGTAGTTCGCAAGACCGCCGAACAAAACGCCCCTCATAGCCACGCCGGAAGCGGGTATAGAAGTATAGAAGTAGTCCGAGAAGTAGGTCGTAGAACCGCCGCCAACCTCTCGCGGCATATTCTCGCCGAACTCTCCGGCAAGTATGGCCTTAACGTAGCCTTCCTTTCGGGGAAGGTCGCCCCGGTAGTCGTAGCCGTTATAGCTGCTGTCTTGGAACTGCGCCGGGTCGTTGCAAACGTAGAACTTCGACAGCCCGCCGTCCGCGTCGCTCTGTATCTCACACTTGCAGCCGTCCGTCCAGCTCCAAATATGCCCAAAGGGGTTTTCTAACCCTCGGTAACTTGGAACCTGCACGACTAAGGGGGTAGCGTCGTATTCGGTGGGCATTGTGAACTCTACCACGCCCGTAGCGTTGCCGAGGCTGTTGGTGTAGCCGCACGGTATGAAGGGGTAATAGCCGTTAAAGTTGCTCCACTTCGTACTATTAAGCGTTGTTACGCCTGCGCCGAGTCCGCCCTGCTTGTAGCCGTTTGCGTCGGGCTGCGCATTAAATGCCGCTTGACAATTAAGGTTAGCGTATTCAATAACGAACAGCCAATAGGTTGTAAGCTGCGCGGCGTATAGGTCGCAGTTCCACCCTTTGCCGTTAAGCCCGGCTTCGCCACGGTTGCGGGCGTAGTTGCGGAAGTTGGTAAGGGAAATTTGTGTAGCCGGAAGTCCGAGAAGGCTGCGGTATGTTCCATCCCACGCGGTGTTATTGTTTCCACCACGGAAGGCTGCGGTAGCGTTGACGACGGAAGCCAATTTAGGTGTAGCCGTAACGGTGCGGTCTACGGTGGCTTCGTAGGCACTGCGGTACATCTTGGGGACTTCGTGGAAGCCGGGTAACGGGTATTCGGAAATAAGGGCTACTAAGTCCGTGCCGTCGAACTCAAACTTTCGGTAGTGGCGCGGAATTTCTACCATTACTTGACCGTCCGC